GGCGACATTGTAACCATCTCTACTAACGAGCCTTAGTTGCGGGGATGGGAATCGAACCCATGTGATTCAGCTTATGAGACTGAGCTGGAACCATCTCCAGTCCACCCCGCAATGTTGTAGTCTGTACGGGAATCGAACCCGTATCACCACCGTGAAAGGGTGATGTCCTAACCGTTAGACGAACAGACCATTTGAGCCTCCGACAGGATTCGAACCTGCGACCCACTGATTACAAATCAGTAGCTCTACCAACTGAGCTACAGAGGCAAAATACAGGATGCTTCTTTTTTCCAAATTTGCTGTTTAGTAAAGTTTGCTGTATGCATCCTTAGTCGGGGAGACAGGACTCGAACCTGCGGCCTGATGGTCCCAAACCACCCGATCTACCAACTGATCTACTCCCCGTTAAAATGAAACCTATCTCCGAGTTTTACTTATGGTTTGTTCCCCATAACCTGTTGCCGTGCACAGCAGAGCAGGAATCTGAACAGAGTACCTTGGGACATTCAAACTCTCTTTAAAAGGTTGCGATCCTCTGAGAGCCAAGGTTCCTTTCATCCGCGCTAATCGGACTTCTGTGGGTTTCATTAGTTGCCCCCGAAGGATTCGAACCTCCACACTGTGGACCAAAACCACATGTCCTGCCATTAGACGAGAGGGCAATTTGATTTGCGGAAGATGTAGGATTCGAACCTACGGAACCTTACAGTTCAACAGTTTTCAAGACTGCCGCGATCGACCACTCTGCCAATCTTCCTAAATCGGTACCAATATGTCAAAGAACAAATTTGTTATTCTTAATCTAAACAAATATAAACCACTCAATCTTTTTCTGAAAGAGACCCATAAAAAAAGCCTCCTGGAATTTTTTATTTTCCAGGAGGCCTAAATTATTAGATGAGTTTATTTCATTAGCTCCTGCCTGGAATGTGTGTAATTGAATCCGCCTGTGGAAAATTCTTCTCCACATTACTAAGTATCCAATATGTACATCCGTGCAGTTGCATTGAATTTGTTTTTATTTACTGTTTATATATACTCACACTATGTTTGTTTCACTATGTGAGTAAAATTTCTTTTTGAGCGGAAGACGAGATTCGAACTCGCGACCCCAACCTTGGCAAGGTTGTGCTCTACCAACTGAGCTACTTCCGCATTACAGGATGCTGAGGAGTATAGTTTACAAATCTAGTCCTAGTTTGCTGTAAGCATCCTTTTTTGGTGGAGGTGATGGGATTCGAACCCATGTCCGACTAAGGAACCTAAATCCTTCGTTCACAAGCTTAGTTTATTTTTCTTAACAAACAAAATACCAATTAGTTCTTCAACATCGTTAATTGGACCAATGTTTCCCACTCTTATTTAGAGAGTCAGCGAGAAGTACTCAAGGTTCTCATTCTTTTTAATACCCCACGATGAGTGCGGGACTGACTAGGCAGCTACTGCGTAATCAGCACCAATGAAAGACATTGCGTCTTCCCAGGTGAATGAAGATTTCTCTTCGCCTTTTATTGTGTGATAGGTGTTTAAGGGTTTCCATCTAACCCTGCTTGCATCAGTAACCTATTTTCAGCTTAACCGTCAAAACCAGGTCACCCCCATAATGTTAAAGAACGTTTCGTTATTTATATAACTATGTATTATGATTGTTTCACGGAAGGTTGTCTCCATGCATTTAATCTCTCTTGTCTTTCTTTTTGAATCTTTTCCCATTCAAAGCGATCATAGAGAGTGTATGAATACTTCCAACCGCAGTCATCATCATAATCGGAGTCTTCTTCTACGATAATAGAAGGACCTAAGATCTCTTGGAGTGCAGTCCAATCAGTCGGTCTCCAATAACCAAAGCGAAGGTAGTTATGATCACCACCACCCATGATTCGACCAATTTCAAATTGTCCGCAGACCTCTTCGATCTTTTTAAGTTTTTCAATGTCTATATTCATCTTTCTAAAATTACAAAGTTACCAAATTCGCGATCAAACACTTGGAGAAGATTCTCATAATCTCCACTCATCATTTCATTTACTAGGTCTTGGCATTTACCATTGTCCCAGCCTAATTGACGACCAAACTTTTTGGCCATTCCCATTAGGACGAATGCATTACCGTCAGGTCCTGTTAGATCAATGACGATAGGTCCGGTGTGTTGTGTTTTTTCTCGTATCATATTACATGCATTGATAGGTTTCAGATTGACTCCATCTTTCATACCATTCAGCAGCAGCTTCAGTTACCTCAGACTTATTAATTCCTTTGTGATAAATACGGCCGCCCCATACTCCAGATAGATTGACTGTGTTTTTGGTGCAGCGTGTAACGCGGTAGTAACCATTTTGATACTTTACGACTGATCCTGTGTTAATTTCCATATCCGTTTTATTTTATATAAATATAAAACAAATTTTTGGGATTTGAAAATTTTTCATAGACTTTTTTCTCTAAAAATGAAAAAAGTTATTAACAATTTCTAGAAAGGCATTGATGGTTCAGCCTTCATCTTTTCTACAAGTTTTCTGGCTATGATCTTAGTTTCTTTTGCAAATTCTCCTTTATCAATCATCCATTCAATGTAACGCGAGTCGGCTTCATAAACTTCTTTAAAAGGTTTACCCATCCACTTTCCAAAATTGAATACGACTTCTTTTTTACCATTGATTTCAGCAAACTTAAACTTACCGCTAAGATCTACTTGGGTTTGACGAGACTCATTAACCACCTGATCAATTTCAGCCGCAGATCCTGGCATATCATAAAGTTTACGTTGTGCCTGGAAGATTTCCATTGTTGCACGGATATCCGTTTCTGCACGGTGTGCACCTTCTAAAGTTTTACCTGTGTACTTTGTATAAGCAGTACTTAGATCTCGTCTTTCATATTTTGAATAGATAATGAACGGATCAATTACAGCCTTACCGCGAGGGTTAAAGACCAGCCCAGCTCGCATAAACTCTTCAGTTAACATTGGGATATCAAAGTAAAGTGCATTATAGCCACCAAGGTCAGAGTCACCTATAAAGTCCATAACTTCTTTGGCAATAAATTCAAACCTATCCTGGTCTTCAAGCATATCTGGTGTAATGCCATGTTTATCTATCGCCTCTTGGCGCCATTCAATACCAGTGCCAGGATTTACAAGTGAATAAAAAGATGCAATCTCATTTCCTTCAAAATCTGTTTTAATCATACAGATCTCAATAATCCTATCTGTTGCTGTGTTAACACCAGTAGTTTCTAAATCAAACCAAACAATACTTTTAGCCATAATTACTATACTTTTAGTGGAACAATCCGTTAATTTTATATAGTAACAGGTTAACTTGGTTTTAAGTTTCTAAGAAAAAAGATTAATCTTCTACGGTTCTTGTACGGTAATTTTGATAGATTGGATAGCAGGAACAATATTTCCCATTGTACTGTTTAATCTTCCTAAAGATTGATTAATACTGTCAAGAGTTGGTTTAATACCTTTACTTTCAGCACCGCCACCTGCTTGAGTTCCACCAGCAGCTGCGGTCTGTGTTCCTCCACCAGTTCCTTGTGCATTAAGTGCATCTCTAATATCTTCAACAGCATTAATCAATTGGAAATATGCCATAGTGTTTGTACTTAATTCACCGGCGCCCTTAAATAGATTTCCAAATGCCTCTGCTTTATCGGTATTAATTGAATTAATAGCCGCGGCCATTTTAGACATTCCGTCAGCTGCTTTATGTATAAGACCTTTACTTGCATTATATGACATTGTATTAACAAACGATTTCATATGATCAAGTTGTCCTGAGAATTTAGGCTTATCATAATAGAATGTAAATGTATCTCCAATTGAAGTAAAGATTTCTTTAATACTATTTGCTATGGCTTTAGGGTTCTTAAGGTCAGCAAATGATTGTAAACCTTTTGCGATATTTGTAAGCTCAGAACCAGCACCTTTAACATTCTCTATACCTTTTTGTACAAGGTTCTCATCCCATTCAATTAATCCAAATAGTGCGCTATCAGATTCTTCTTTACCACCTATCATTGCAAAGGCATCACCTACTAATGTAAGTGTAGTCTTAATAGTTTCACCTAACTTAACAAAGTCAACATTAGCTGTGACCATATCTTGAAATGTCTTAAGACCGTTTGCAATGGTTGAAAGTTCTTGACCTGCGCCTTGAACACTTTCAACGCCTTTTTGTACAAGGTTCTCATCCCAGCTAAATATAAACCATCCATCAGATTCTTCTTTACCACCAATTGATGCAAAGGCATCTCCTACAAATCCTAATGATTTTTTAATAGCGTCTCCTAACCTATCCCAGTTAATATTACTATCAACCAGTTCCTGGAAGGTTTTAAGACCGTTTGCAATATTGTTAAGTTCTTGACCTGCGCCTTTAACTGACTCAATACCTTCAGCAACTTTATTCTTTTTAATTCCAAATAGAGATCCAAATACTCCACCTGCCGGAACATTACCTTGATCTGCAATTGAAGCAAATGCTTCATTAATAAATCCTACCGTGTTTGTTACAGCATAACCTAATGTACCAGGTTGGTATCTTCCGTTTTCATCAGGTTGACCAAAATTAACACCACTATCAATAAGTGCCTGGAATGCCTTAAGACCTTCGGCAATATCTTTAAGTGCTCTGCCTGCACCTAGTACTGAATTAATACCTTCTTCAACCGCAGTTCTCTTAAAGCCGAACATTTGACCAAAGAAAGATGAACTTGGAACCTGTTCGCTTGACCCAGCTAAAGCAAATGCAGTAGTAACACCGTTTAGCATAACTACTAATTCTTTTGATAACTCGTCACTCCACTTAACTTCTTTAAATGCCATTAGGCCCCAAGATAAAGTTTTAAGAGCGATACCGGCTGCTATAAAACCGGATGCAGCTTCAACCATTCTTACTGCATCAACAGCACCGGTTATTGCACCACCTAGTTTTGAGAAGAATCCTTCATCAGCATCAGCATTACCTAAGAATGCAGATTTAACACCAACTAATGTGGTGGTTAAATTCCTAGCGTCTTCCTCAGTAAAATCAACCGCCTTGATAGCAGCAAGTCCTGGAGCTAAAAGTAATAATGAAATTCCAACCGCTGCAAATGCTCCAGCTCCAGCTAATATAAATAGGGAACCTACACCAGCAGCTGCAAACTCTACACCTAATGCTAATAACAATCCTGCCTGTGCAGCTACGCTTTCTAATGTGATATCCTTGGTAACCGCTGCAAAAGGTAAGTATCCTAAACTAAATACAAGTAATCCAATACCCATACCTGCAATTGCAATTGCACCAGGTACAATTTGACCAAACATTTTACCAAGTACGGCAAATGCAAGACCGGTTCCAATTAATAAACCGGATTGAATAAGAACCTGTTCTAATGTAACATTCTTTGTAACAGCAGCAAATATAAGATATGAAATAGAAAATATTACAAGTGTAAGACTTACTACAAATAAGGCAACGGCGCCTTTCTTAATTGATCTATCAAATACTCCTAATAAAGCAAATGCTCCACCAACTAAAACAAGACTACCAACCATTGCTAAGAGCATATTTGGATTGGTTAAAACTATCATTGATGCAAGAGCAGCTACAGCCAAACCAACCGCAAACCATACAAGAGCACGGCCCATAAGCATCACGGATCTTGCACCCTGTCTGATTGATTTATCAACCTTTCCTAGCAGAGCAAAAGCTCCACCTATAAGTATCATTGCAAGAACTATAAGAGGTGTAAATAATATACCGATAGCAGATCCAATTGCAGCCAGAACTAATCCTTTAGCAAATTTTATTAAGGCACCACCCATAAGATCTAATACTTCAGCACCTTTTTGAACTCTCTTATCAGAATCTCCTAACAATTCAAAAGTAGGTAGTAAGATCTTTAGAGAAAGAATAACCACACCAACCCCAATCATTGCAGGTATAAAGAGTAAACCTGCCATTGCCAATCCTCTTGCAAACTGACCAATTGAACCGGCAATAGTTTCAAATGCTTTAGATCCTTTCTCTACCTTTTGGGTGTCTATTTGATCAAAGGCCGCCATTAAGCTAGTAATGGTTTCTGTGAATTTTTTAATAACACCCTTAGGCACCAACATAAATGCCAATAAACCCATGGCAAGAGAGCCTGCACCCCCACCTAACATTTTAATGGCTTCTGCACCTTCTTTAAGTTTATCTTTATCAACAGGTTTTCCGTCAACTGCTATTGAACCACTTTTAGTATTGGTTGCAATTTGTCTTAATAAATCTGTTTGTACCTGTAGTTCAGTAACGATTGCCTGACTTAATTGACCACTAGTCCCTCCTGAAACAGCAGCAACAAACGCATCAAGCTTTGAAGAGGTTTCTTCAGTTGATTTTGCTATCTTGGTTAGAGGATCCATTAGATCCTTTAGTGTTACTACTGCCATTCATAAAAATTAGTTTACCAGAACTTCCCAACCGTTTCCTTCCAACACAAACTTAGCCGCGAGACCAGTAGCTGAAGGGGTTGCATTTGTACCGCCTTGTTATATTTATTAACTATTAACATCTACACTCCAGCCATTACCTTCCAATGTAGTAATCGCAGCTAAACCAGATGCACCAGGAACGGCATTAGTTCCACCATCTAATTGAATATAACCATTTTCAACGCCATTAGCAGCAAGAGCAATTAAAATGTTATTAACTGCGGTTTGTGTAAGGGCACAGTCATATGCATAAAGTTCTTCGCCATTATCACCTAATGGCTGGGTGCTTGAAATAATTATTCTAGTTAAACCCTCATTTTGACTAAAATCAAAACGTTCTAATGAAGGTAAACCTGATATATCAACAGTACCTATTATTCCACAGTCATCAAAATCAATTATTCTCAATGCGGTTAAACCAGTAAGATTAGGAAAACCACCTGAAAAATCGCTATCGTCAAGACGAAGTTCTTCCAAGGCAGTACAACCTGAAAGATTAACACTTGTTAGCGAGTGGGTATTTGAATCTGGTAATTCACAATCACTGATATCTACATATGTAAGATTAGTTAAGCCTGAAAGATCAACACTTACCAAGTGATTATAGTCTGCTCTAAAATCTTGTAAATTAGATAAATACTGCAGGTTTGTGATTGAGGATATTCCTGCGTAATCACCGTCTGCTGGAAAATTTAATTCCAATATTTTAAGAGGATCGTCAAAGGTAACAGTAACTGTATATTCACTAACTTCGGCATATTCATGGCTCTCTTCATAATATCCACCACCACCAGAATCTTCGTGACTTGTACCATCACCCCAATTAATAGTAAATGCAATTGGCTCCCCTGTTGAAGTAAAGTCAAATTTAAACTCAAGACTGTCTGTTGTGTTTACTACAAATTCCAATAAAGTTGTTCTACCACCCCCACCGCTACTTGAATCACCTGCTGCAGCTGCAGCCGCAGAAAGATTTCTTACGGCTTCTTGTAAAGCCTGCGTTCTTAATTGAGAAAATTTAGACTTACTTTGGTCTTGAATTTCTTTAAGTATTTGCTGTCTGTCCATAATATTTTGTTATCTTTATTTATATATTTAGAAACGAGGCATGCTTATTTTAGGCATTGAAGGTTGTTTATAACCAGACATATTTTTACCCATATTCATGGCGTTATTCTTCATGCCTGCTATGTTATACTTTTCTTCAGCATCTTGATTCTGTTTCTTTTCTTCATCATTACGTTCTTTAATGATATCATTATAGATTTCAAGAGTATACTCAAATTCATAATATGGAAGCATGTCCAACTCAGTAGGTTGAACATGCAGTTTTTCCATAAGAAGTACTCTTATCTTATAAAAGTTCAGAAGAGATATCTTGAATAATGAACAGAGATTTGATGCCACCGGGAAAGGAAAGCGGAACAGTGACCTCCGCGCCACAAGAAACACATGGATATACAAACTCAGGTTTGATTCCTAGTTTCATTTTTTCTACAAGTCTAAATATGATTGAATATTTTCCAGCATCCCAGCCTTGAAATGCTGTCATAGTAGAGAATATTTGTTTTTCATCAAACCCACGCCATTCTCTTTGCACATAAGGTAATATTGTAAGAGATGACTTATCCCATGATTTATTTTCTTCTTCTCTTTTTCTAGCCCAATCAGTAATTGCTCTCATAACACCAATTGTAGGTGGAGCTAAAACTAATTCGCCATGACTTTTAGTAGGAACTGTGTAGCATTTATTTTCGTGGTCATAATACTTTTCAATAAGTTCATCTACATTATTAAATTGTAGATTGGTTGTTCTTAACTCTACACTTTCTTGAGATTTACATGAAGCAGTGGTACATTTCTTTTTACCAACCGGCATCATTAATTTAGCTTCACCATTCTTAAACGTAAGTTCTCTAATTGATAGGATAACATAAATACGATCTTCTTCAAGAATGTCTCTATATGAACCTCTTTGAGAACCATACATTATTTTAGTACAACCAACAAGAATAGCATTTAACTTTTCATCTACATCTCTGATATTTTCTTCATCAACAGTAGAGAAGTCCCTAATCTCACCAACACGAGCAGCTCTGATATGAAGTTCAAAATCATCTCTATAAAAACGGCCACCTGATGGTAGGTTTGTTAAATCTAATTTCATATATCCAGTTAGTTCCTGGATTCTTCTTATCTCTGGATCATCAGGTGAAGTGATGCCCATTCCTCGGGTTGGATCAACTTTACCTAAGGAAGTTATCTTCCCATCATTAACTACAGCTTCATTTTCAGGTTGAATACCTTCTGCGGCTTCAAATTCCTTTTTGATATTCTCTTCGTGGTTACTCATGTTATTTTGTTTTTATTAATTGTTTTTCTGGTGATGTTTCTTCTACGATATGTTCAACTATGATATTTCTAACATATCTTGAAATTGGAATAGGCTTAATACCAGTTTCCATTGATTTTTGAATGATAATAGTATTTAGGTTATCTTCATCCTCAGGTGTTAAGAGAACTTGTAACTTTTTAGTTAACTTTTTCTTTTGAGGAATCATTTCTTGTACGCTTTCGTTATATCCAAATTTAGGATTATCCGATTTGAATTTCTTAATCCAATACTCAACACGATCCATAACAACACCTAAAGATTCATCTGCATCAAATGTTTCTAATACTTCTCTCTTAAAGGAAGTAGTACCAAAGTCTTTAACTGCACGCTTTATGTATTTACCAGATCCTAAGTTATTAGGATTATCATTAATTGCATATCCTATATAGTTTTTTCCGTTGGATATGTTTTCAACTTTAAATATGATCATGATCTATAGATTATGTATTCTATATTATATATTAGAGATAAGATAAAAAAACTGGCCCGAAGGCCAGTTTTATCTAAGTTTCATAAGATTAGTTAGGAGCACCAACATTTTCTTCAACCCAGTGATCACAACGATAAGTCATTGTTAATTCTGCGGCATCAGCGGTTCCATAATCAAGTGAATCAATAAAATCAGGAGCACCTGTTGGGAAGATATCTTTACATGTAATCTTTCTGAAGATATCACCTGCACGGTTATACTGAACAATGATCATACTTCCTACATAGTCTTTCTTTAATCCCATTTCCCCAGTCAAAGGATCATAGATTAATTTATACCAGTTTCTCATGGTATTGTATATGTAGTTTTCATTTGCATCATTCAAGTTCAATGTAAATGCAATAGTAAGATCTACGAAGGTTTGTCCAGGCATACCTGCATATGAACGGTCAGCAAATTTATATTTTTGACCAATTGCATCTACAGATGGGTTTAATGCATTTAAACCTCCAACAGATTTAACATGTTCTAGAATCAAACCAGTATCATCTCCATTCGGGGTAAACAAAGTTATCTCGAATAGGTTAGGCTGAATTGGCTCATATCTGTTATTACTTGCCCTCGATTGAGTGTAATGTGGTAATGGCATAGCTTAACTTATTTTTTTATTTATTCTTTTTCTTTCTTTCTTATTGGAAGTTTCCAGAACTAATTGCCCCAGTTCTTAAGATTGTGGTTCTTTGTACTAAGATTTCCATTCCTCTTACTGGTTCAATATAAGTATCTAGGATACCAACATTTTGATCAATAACCTCTGGCGTATTGTTAGTTTCATCCATTACGTTACGGAAGTCATAAACACCGTCGTCGTTTTGAACTGTTGATAAGAAGTTATCAGCAAGTGTTTTAATTTCCAATCTTGTTTGAGCAGTGTTAAATTCAAATAAGTAGTTTTTAAGGATTGCTTCAATACCATCTTGGATGTAGATAACAACCTCTCTAACGTTAATTGAACTTAATGCAGATTTTGGAGTTTGTTGAGCAGTTTTATTTGCAAAGATAGTAGGACCAGTTCCACTTTGGAAAATGATTGGGTTCAATCCAAATGGTTCTAAGTATTCTCTATCGCTTAGGTCAAGATTAATTTCTAATCCTACAACCCCAGTTCCGCCTACAACACCTCTACGAACACCTGCAACTAATGACCAAGGTAATGCATTTTCATACTTTGCAATAAAGTTATTTGATACATAAGCAGCTGGTGGAACGTTAATGTTCTTTCCTAAATCCCTTACAGTAATGAAAGGATAATAGAATCCACCCCAGCTTCCGCCTTGTGTTGATGAAGGTAAAGAGTATCTAACAGTTGGGTTCTTAGAAAGATCACCACCTGTTGAAATAAATCTAGATGATAAGGCTCCTGTCGCATCCAAGAATGAAGGATCAGTGTTAGCTTTAAAATCTTTAGCAGATGGAGCATTTATGATTGCAAATGCATTCTTTCTAGCAGAACATAATTGAGTATAGATTGCTTTAGATCCACTTTCAATACCATTTCCAAATGTATCTACGACATAACGGAAATTGATAGTCTCCCTATCGGTTAATGCCTTAAATAGATTGGTTCCACTTAATGTACCATTTAGAATTTGGTTTTGGCGTTCGTTAGTTCCATTAGGAACATGCTTAGTCACATCTAATTGGAATCCATCAAGGGTAAAGATATTGAAATAATCAACCCAGCTATCAATTGGGTAATACAATTCAACCTTCTTAACTGAACTTACAGTTGTAACAGCAATTTCAGATTGACATGTTACTAATAAGGCAGTTGTACCAACCGGGATTGACGGGAATTGAGTAGATGTTTTACCACCTTGTACTTCATTGATTCTTGTTAATCTTGAATGAGGAGTTGAAATATTACCTTCAAAGTTTAATAAGTAATTTCCTACAACCACGGTAGCCGCATCAGGATTAGTACTTGCGATAAGTACCTGGTTAGGCTTAAGTAATGGTTCAGATGTAGAATCAGCAATGATATCAATTGAACGGTTAAGAGAACCTTTAAGTGTTTGAATATCTAAAGTAAAACCACCAACAGAATTACCGTCTGAATCCAAGAAGAATCCAGTGTTACTATCCATATTAAATTGAGATCTTGGAGTAACAGTAGCAAAAGTATCTTGTTGATAAGGAGTTATTCTAACACTTGGTAAGAAATATACAGAATCAGAGATTGCAAATTTAGTACCAGCATTAGCAGGTACACCTGTATGAATAAATCCATAAGATGCAGCATTGAATACTAAGTAAGAAACATATTCTGTACTTGAGATTTCAAATATTGCCTCATCGCCATCAGTAAGTGTTCCAGCAGAGAATGCGCTGTACATTGCACTTCCGTAAGAACCTATGATATTTGCATTAGTATTTGCAGTTTCAAATTCATGAACAGTAAATCCTAAATCTTCTTCATTTACATAAGTATATGTAGTACCTAATGTAGTTGGAAAATCTCCAGCCACAATACCACCAGCCCCAGATAAAACAACAGTTACCACAGTACTTGTTACATTCACTGAAAGAACTGGTACAAACTTAGAACTAATTGCTCCTTTAATATATGATCCTACAGTATTGGCTGTATTAGGAGCCATACCTACAAATGCATCATATAAAGGATTTCCAGTAGAACCTATGATTGAAATTTGAATGTTTCCGCCAGTTAAAGTATTAACAGATACAATATCACCAGTTGCAATTGTTGCAGTGTTTACCGATTGGGCAGCTCTTGCATATTCAAGGTCAGATACAATTGATCCACTATAAGAAAGGAAATTAACATCATCCTGAATACCAGTTGCCTGAGTATATTCAATGTTATGTCCGATTAGGTCAATACCACCTTTTACACCGTCAATAAGAAAATCTCCGCTAAATAGATCTTCATTAACAGCACAGAATAAACCAGTCGTAGCAGAATCAGCATTGATTAATTTTTCAATGAATAAGTTATTTCCAAGTAGATCAACAAAATCAGGAATTAAACATGCAGTATAAGTTGCAATTAGGTTAACTTCAGATTCATTAAAGAACTCTTCCAATTTAGTATCTGTTGTATCAGATGCAAATTTCTTTCTTTGAATACCTTTAGTAGGATCAAAGTATTGTTGGAATGTTGGGTCAGCTGTAAATCTCTCATAAGGTGTAGCAGAACCGAAGTTACCACCAAAGTTACCTTCAATAACAAATACATCTACCATAAAGTCAGAAATTAAACTGTCTTTATTTAAGAAACCTGGAACGTTTGCAGTTCCGTACCATTCTTCAACAGTAACATTGAAACTTGATACATTGTCATTTGCTGCTTTTCTAACAATGATAGAAACTGGATTTTGACCTAAATTAACAAAATCCAAAAGATCATTTGTAGATAAAGAGCTTAATGTGTTTCTGTTTGCTCCAACATTATCTAGGAATGCATCAGAGTCAGGATAAAAGAATTTATCTCTGTTATAAAATTTTTGGTATTCAGCAGAATCACCTGCGTTATCTTGTGCTTCTGGTGTAGCAGCTGTACCTAACTTAATGTAGTCTACATTATCATCAGAGTCTAATGCTAAAAGGTTAAGAGCTAAAATTGGACCTCTTTCTAATGCAGCTAAACAGCTTCTGTGAAAATAAGAATCTTTTCTTTCAAGATTCCTATCAATGTCTCCAAATACCTGCTTAAAGAATGCAGTATCTGGTACAAAAACTGGTGTATTAAAAGGACCTTTCTTAGAAAAACCAACAATTAATCTTGTTTGGTTTGCAGGAATGCTAACAACCTGACTCTTGTCAAATTCAAAGCGGTAAGTACCTGCAGCCTTAAGAGAAGCGATTTTTGGATCTAGTGCCATCTTGTATTATATTTTTTTTATTGCTTTTTTTA